GGCTGGCTAAACTCAAGAAGCAACGCCAGATTGGTGACGCAGTTAAGAATGTGCTGGTCACTATTGCGGTGCTAACTATATTTGGCGGCAGTTATTACATGATAATCGGAGGATTTTAAGTGGAATATTTACTCGATTTATATGTACTTGCAACGTCATTGGTTACAATAGCCAGTGTAGTGTGCAATTACACTGAAACACCGAAAGACGATGAATTTGTTGCAAAAGCCTACAAGGTTTTGGAGCAGTTCGCATTCCTTGGCAATAAAGCCAAACAATAACCTAAAAGGAGCATGACATGGGCGAGAAAAAAACAACTCCCATTGTGATAAACGATAAAGAATACATTTTTGAAGACATGACTGAGCAGCAGCAGGTGATGGTAAATCACTGCAATGATCTAGATAGAAAAATCAGGTCTACTCAGTTTAACCTTGATCAACTTTCAGTAGGCAAAGATGCATTTATCAACATGCTAGTTGCTGACCTGGACAAAGAAGAGCCAGGAGAGTAATTAGACATGCCAACGGTTAAAGAAGCCATCCAGCGTTTAGACGCTCACGAACGTGAATGCCTGACTCGATACAAAAACATCGAGAAGCAATTGGACGCTGGAACCAAGCGCTTTGATGATATAGATAAGCGCCTGTGGTTTCTTTACCCGTTGGTCATTGCATCGCCTTTGCTTGAAAGGCTTATTCAGTGAGTATATTTACGGCGTTAATCGGCCCGGTTGCTGATATTGGCAAGACCTTTCTGGCTAACAAGGCTGCGGAAAAGCAGGCCAAGCATGACGCCAAGATGAATGTTATCCAGAACAGTGCTGACTGGGAGAGCAAGATGGCAGATGCCTCTAGCAGCTCTTGGAAAGATGAATTTTGGACCATTGTGTTAGCCATCCCAGTGTTTATGGTTGGCTACGCAATAGCAGCCAATGACGTGTCGGTAATTGACCGGGTGGCTGAAGGATTTGAGGCGCTAGACAAGCTGCCTGAGTGGTATCAGTATTTATTATTCATCGCGATCAGTTCCAGTTTTGGTATTCGCGGTGCCGGAAAAATTATGGAGATGCGCGGTAAGTAGCCGCCTCCGTCGCTCTGCAAAGGAAGTATAAATGGCATATGTTAGCGTAGACATTCCAGCAGGTATCTTTAAGCACGGTACTGACCTGGATTCTGTAGGTCGGTGGCGAGATGCTAACCTCATAAGGTGGCAGAATGGCTCTGTGCGGCCTGTTGGCGGCTGGACTACCCGTAAGGCCAGTGCGTTTACTTACGCCCCCAGAGGCGCTATTACGTGGACTGACAACAGTGCAGACGCCCACATCGCGGCAGGCACTTATGAAAAGCTGTACCACGTTAATAAAGTGGGTACGGTTTCTGACATTACCCCTACCAGCTTTACCACTGGCGACCTTAACGCAGACCAGAATCTTGGCTACGGCGGCTCATTCTATGGCACTTCTTACTACAGCACAGAACGTCCTAGTGACGGCGTGCCAGAAGAGGCTACATCCTGGTCCATGGATACCTGGGGCCAATATTTGATCGCCTGCTCATCAAAGGACGGTAAGATATACGAGTGGCAGTTAAGCACCGGCACCCCCGCTGCAGCAATCACAAATGCCCCGGTAGGCAATGGCGCTATTGTCGTTACTGAGGAGCGCTTTATCTTTGCTCTAGGTGCAGGCGGTAATCCGCGCCTTGTAAAGTGGTGTGACAGAGAAGACAACACAGATTGGACGCCCACAGCGATTAACCAGGCTGGTGATCTTGAGCTGCAGACCTCTGGCGAGATTATGTGCGGCATCCGAGTGAGAGGCCGTACACTTATCCTGACCTCCCTGGACGCGCACGTCGCCACATACAATGGACCGCCAACTGTTTACGGCTTTGAGCGGGTTGGTACATCTTGCGGCACTATCTCTCGCATGGCTGCAGTAGCGGTAGACGAGGGAGCCTTCTGGATGGGCTCCAAGAGCTTCTTCACTTATAACGGATCGTCCGTACAGGAAATGCCCTGCGATGTCTCAGATCACGTTTTTAAGGACATAAACCACGCTCAAAAAAGCAAGGCGTTTGCAGTCAACAATTCTCAGTTTGGTGAGGTGTGGTGGTTCTACCCCAGCGCCGACTCTCTGGAGAACGACCGATACGTTGTGTTCGACTACAAGGAAGGCCACTGGAACATTGGTGAGTTATCTCGCAGCTCTGCAGTTGATGCTGGTGTATTCTCTAACCCAATTATGTTCGATACCGCTGGTAATGTGCTAAACCACGAAACCGGGTACTCACATAATGGTAGTGAGACATTCCTGGAGAGCGGTCCTATATCAATTGCTCAGGGCGATCAGATCGCCAAAGTAAATGAGATTATCCCGGACGAGCTTAACCAGGGCGAAGTTACCCTGACCTTTAAGACCAGGTTCTACCCTAATGACTCAGAAGTTAGCCACGGGCCGTTCGCTCTTGCTAACCCAACAGGCGCCAGGTTTAGTGGTCGCCAGGTCAGGATGCGTATTAATGGAACTGAGCTTAAAGATTGGCGTGCAGGCAAGATGCGGCTTAATGTAATCCCAGGCGGCAAGCGATGAGCCTGGCTGAGAACCCGCCACCCCCGTTAGGTCCAGAATGGAAGCCCTGGGGAGAGCGACTTGTTAGCTTTCTAGCCAGGACTAAAACCAAGCTGGCCTACTATATAGCTGGTGATACGGCGGCAGAAGATGGCGTCGTATTGTGGGACCGAACTGGTTACCCAGTAATATCCAAGAATGGTGAGTTTAGGCAGATTGTATTAGCTGACGGCTATGGTGAGTTTTCAGCTACCAGCAGCATTACTGCGGCGTCGGCAGACACTGCGTACAATATATCGTTTACGTCGGTAAGCGCTAATGGTGGATTGAGCATTGATCCCAGCGATAATACAAAAATTAGGTTTGCTGAAGCGGGGGTGTATTCTATTGCGGGACACCTGCAGCTTAAATCGTCAAGCGCATCAACGAAGACAGCGTATTATTGGATAGCTGTTGATGGCACAAACCTGGACCACTCAGAAAGGGTTACGGTGCATGCGAACGATCAATTTATTGTCTTGGCTGTTAGTGATCAAATTGAGGTAACTGCAGGCTCTTATATGCAGGCAAGGTTTGCGGTTAGTGATACTGATTTATGGCTTGATGGGTCTGCCGCAACATCTTTTGCTCCAGCGTCCAAGCCAATTGACCTTACAATAACCAGAAGCCGTCAATAAATGCTATAATCGGCCAATTATTAGGGGGATATATGGCAGATTTACAAGAAGAGCTAGATCGTTGTGAGAAGTGGATAAAGGCAGCATTAGAGTACAGTGGCGGGACGCACGAGTACCAGGACATTGTTGAAGCCATAAAGAACGGATACATGCAGTTTTGGCCAGCAGAACACGGTTGCGCCGTTACAGAGATAATATCGTTTCCCAGGAAGAAAGTGCTGCACATTTTTTTGGCGGGTGGCGAGAAGAATCAGATAGTTGACATGGACGAGTCGGCGGTAGAGTTTGCAAGACAGCAAGGATGCACGGGCATGACTGTTGCTGGCCGTAGAGGTTGGGCAAGGGTCTTATTAAGCAAAGGGTGGACCGAGGCGTTCACGACACTTAGCAAGGATATATGATATGAGCGGTGGCAAGGGCGGTGGTCAATCCACAAAAACAGAAATACCAGCGTGGGCAGAGGCCGCAACAAAGCGGAATTTAGCGCGAGCTGAAGAGGTCCAGAAGATCGGCTACATGCCATACTATGGCCCAGACGTTGCTGGATTTACGCCTAGTCAACAGGCTGCGATGCAGAACAACTTGAGTGCTGCTTCCGCGTTTGGAATGGCCGCACCTACCGATGCTATGGCTGGAATGCCGCAAGCTCAAGACTTTGGTGGCGGTATATCTGGATACAGCTCTGGCGGGTTGTTCGACCAGGCTGTTGCTGAGTTTGAGGCAAGAGAGCCTGCCTACGCAAAAGAATACAATGAGCTGTTTGCCGGTAATACTTACACCAACCCTTTTCCTGGTCCAGGCCCTATAAACTTTCCTATGGCGTATGATCCTGGTCGCGGCTCAAGGGCGTCTAATCCTATGCCTGAAACTAGAGGCGGTGCTGTTGCGCAAATGCCGAGCATGCCGCCCCAGGCAGCGCTTAATTTGCCTACAGGGCCTTTTGAGGTAGCCAGCCCAACGGCGTTTCCTATGCAGCCTGCTGCACGGCCAACATACACCGAGCTTCCTACTTTTACTGTTGACCCTGTGAGTCCAGTGGAACGCAAAGAGGCGTCTCGCAATTTGCCTCCAAAGTTTACGCAACCACCATTAATGGATATTCCTCTACCAACAGCTCCTGCGATGAATGTCCCTGCGGCCCCAAAAAAAGGTATTGACGCGCTAATGCTGGAAATGCGGAACGCGGGAAGAAATGACAAAAACATGCGAAATGGAAGAGGTGCTCGATAATGGCTTCAGGTAACGGTGTACCACAACAAGTAGGCATGGCTGGGCCTCAAAGAATGCAGCCTGGCTCCTATGGCCCGTCAGTAACGCAACCGCCAGGACAGCTACCAGCACCGCAAGATGATTTAGCAAGATATGTTGCAGGAGGCCCTGCAGAGCCGCCAAGCGATTTATTTGACAAAAGGACTCCTACGCCACAGTCTGGACCTAAATTGTCGGCTCCCGTTATGCCGCAAGTGCTGGATCAATCCTCTGGCGGTGGCGGTAAAGCTGGCGGTCGCGTACAGCCTCCAAACATTAATCAGAGTGCCGCGCGGGGTATTCAGGGCGCTATGGCTGGCGCTGCTAGAGAGATGAGCTATCGACCCATGAACGTGCGGTCTCCTGGCTATCAGGCAACTCAGACTGGCGCACAGGGTTATGGCGCAGCACAAGCTGGCGCTAGAGGGTTTCAGGGAGCTGATGTAGGCGCTCAAGGCTATGGTGCAGCTCAGGCTGGAGCCACTGGCTTTGGTGCCGCAGATGTTGGCTCTCAGGGCTTCCAAGCTGCCGGTCTAGGCGCTCAGGGCTATGGCGCAGAGCGTACAGGCGCTACTGGATTCCAGGCTGCTGGACTAGGGGCGCAGGGTTATGACGCTGCTCGCACTGGGGCAACCGGATTCGGCGCAGAAAGATTAGGCGCAGCACCGACAGTAACGTCCAGAGATGTGACGGCTGGTCAATTAGCTGGCACTGATTTGAGTCAGTATTACAACCCTTATGAAAGCCAGGTTGTGCAGTCTACACTGTCTGACCTAGATCGCGCCCGACAGATATCAATGGGCCAGGCTGGAGCTCAAGCAAGCGCAGCAGGTGCTTTTGGTGGCTCTCGACAGGCTTTGATGGAGGCCGAGACTAATCGCGCATTTGCCGAACAGGCCGCACGATCTGCAGGTCAGTTACGTCAGGCTGGATTTACTCAAGCTCAAGGTATGGCGCAACAAGACATTGCTGGCAGAATGCAGGCTAGCCTTGCTAACCAGCAGGCGGGTCTACAGGCTGGCACCACTAGCGCTAACCTGGCACAACAAGCAGCCCTGGCCAATCAGGCGGCTGGTATGCGTGCAGGTGAGTTTAGTGCATCCGCTGCTAACCAGGCGGCTCTTGCCAACCAGGCTGCTCAGAACCAGGCTCGACAGTTTAGCGCACAAGCTGGTAACGTCGCTGGAGCGCAAGCATCTGCTCAGCAACAGGCTGCAAGTCAATTTGGCGCATCTGCTGCCAATCAGGCTGCTCTTGCTAATCAAGCCGCAGCGAATCAAGCGGCACAGTTTGGCGCAGGGGCTCAGAACCAAGCCGCTGCACAGGCATCTGCACAACAGCAGGCAGCATCACAATTTGGCGCAGCAGCAGCTAATCAGGCCGCAGCACAGAGGTCAGCGCAGCAGCAAGCAGCCTCTCAGTTCGGTGCGTCAGCAGCCAACCAGGCAGCCTTAGCTAACCAGGCAGCATTGAATCAAGCAGGACAATTTGGTGCCGCTGCTCAGAACCAGGCTATGGCTCAGGCGTCAGCGCAACAGCAGGCGGCTTCTCAGTTTGGGGCATCTGCCGCGAACCAGGCGGCACTGGCTAATCAGGCGGCGCTTAACCAGGCATCTCAGTTTGGCGCAGGCGCATCTAATCAGGCCGCTTTGGCGAACCAAGCAGCACTTAACCAGGCTGGTCAGTTTAACGCCTCACAGGCAATACAGGCGCAGCTTGCTAATCAGGCGGCAGGTCTTACTGGTTCATCGCAACGTCTTGGCGCGGCAGGTCAACTTGGCTCACTGTCTAACCTTGGTTTCGGCATGGGACAGACTGTTAACCAGAACCTACAGCAGCAGGGTATGCTACAGCAGGCTCTACAGCAGCAGCTTATTGAAGCAGCTAAGGCGCAGTTCCAGGGCTACCAGCAGGCTCCGTACACATCTATCGGATTACTGTCACAGGCTCTTGGCGCGGCTCCAATACCCCAGAGTCAAACCACGCAGAAAAACCTTGGCGCTATGGACTACATGACTATGGCCGCTCAGATGGCGGCGATGTCCGACGCCCGTCTTAAAACCAATATAAACCAAGTAGGCCATCTTCCAAACGGATTAGGCTTGTACACTTGGGATTGGAATGATGAGGCTGTTGAGAAAGGGTTAAGCAGTAGCATGACATTGGGTGTAATGGCCCAGGAAGTTGAGAGTGTAATGCCTGAGATGGTCGTTACTACCCCGTCTGGATACAAGGCTGTGAAATACGGCGAGCTTTACAAGGGATTATAAAATGTTTGGATACCAAAAAAAGAACGATCAAGAAGAGATGCTGCGCAAGGCTCTTATGAACTCTAACATGGTAGACCCGTCAATGATGGCGGGTATGACTGCTAACCAGGGGGCTATCAATAACTTTGCTGCCCCGGCAGCTCCATCTGAAAGCATGCTAGGCATGCAGGCTCAACCCGGCGCAATCGACAACACTGCGGCTGCTATGGAATCTTTAAGCCAGGCTCAGACTCTAGACCCTGCGTTCCTACAAGCACAGCAGAATGCTGAGTCAGATATCGCTAGAGAGCAAATGATTAGCAACCTGGGCGACATGGCATCTTCTATGTCTTACCAGGCAACACCTCCAGGGATGATTCCCTTGCAGCGCGGTGGAGGCATGATGGCGCTTCCTGAGGTTCCAAACTTGGCATCATCTTCTCCAATGACTAACCCGGCAACAGGAGAGCAAGTGGATTTTAGCGGCTTGCTAGACCTGTTTAAAAACAAAGGGAGCGGAGCATGACACCAGAACAAATGCAGGCTGAGATGGAGCGCTTGAAGACAATGGGCGCATTTGTAACACAGCAGATTCCACAGATGCCACAGATGCCTGGGGCTAATTATCAGCCAGACGCTGTCAATAATATACAGAGCGCTGCAAATCAGAGCATGATGCCTGCTGCCACAATACCGCAGGCAATGCAGCCAGCGCAGCCCCTACAGATGCCACAAGCCCCGCAAGCTCCCCAGGAGAAGCCAGGGCTATTGTCGCGTGTCGGCTCTGGTATTCAGGACTTTGTGCAGGATAAGGACCGCATGATGGACCTGGCTGCAGCATTTAACAGCATGCGTTTTGCTCCAGATGCAGGCATACAGCAGGCTTATGCTGACCGTCAGAAGATGCGCACAGTATCCTCGCAGGCTAACCAGACTGCCGCTTATTTAAGACAGCAGGGACAGTCTGAGCTTGCCGCCATGGTTGAGGCTAATCCAGCCCTTGCAAAAGATGCTCTTGCTGAGTTTACAAAGAAGAAGATGGGCACCAGCTACGCCACTAAAAACATCGGATCAATCCAAGTTGCAGAAGAAGATATGACGGTTGGCGATACGCAGCTTAAGGCTGGAGATCAGTACGTTATTACCTACGATCCCAATGCAGAAGACGGATACTCTGTTACTAAGCTAGGCACGCGAGGATTGACTTCTCAGGCAAAAGCGCAATTTGAAAGTGAATCTAAATTTAAGATTGCTGACATCGAAGCCGCAAGAGAGAGAGGCGAGAAAGTATTTGACCAGTCTCAGCAGGTTAATCGATCTATTGATATTATGAAGCAAGCCAGGGATTTAGCTGCGTCCCCAGAAGGCGTTAGAACTGGGGTCATTGCGCGGTTTTTACCTGCCTTTGACGAAAACACTGCAATGTTTAACTCACTTAGAACCACCCTTGGTATTGATGTAATTAACAGCGCCACATTTGGAGCACTAAGCGAGCGAGAGCTAGACCTAGCTTTGAGCAGGGACATCCCTAACAGTTTAAGCGGCCAGGACTTGGTTAATTATTTAGACGACAAGATAGCTGCGCAGAACAAGCTGTATAGAGAGATGACAAAGTTGGGCCGGAAGCTGCAGAGCGGTATTGGTCTTGGTCAATATATGGACGATATGCAGGCTGAGATAGATGCTGCAACAGCTATCACTGCTCAGTACCCGGCTGGCGACCCTGGCATGACGTATGCTTTATGGGGTGAAATGTCTAACCAGGACAGAAAAGATTACTTAGAGGCTTCTCAATAATGGCTAGAACCAAAGAAGAGATACTAGCGAAGTACAAGCCGCAAGCGATATCACAAGGCCCTGTTGAAAGCCAAAAACTTAGAACTGTTGCTCAAGGCGCATCTTTTGGCTTTGCAGATGAGATTGAATCCGCAGTAAGATCACTTGTTCCTGAGTCAGCGGGCGGCAGGGACTATGAGGTTATTAGGGATGAATTAAGGGGCAAGCTGACAGAATATAAGGCAGCAAACCCTGGCGAAGCTATTACCTTGCAAGTTGCCGGGGCTCTTGTCCCATCTGTTTTGATGATGATGGCTCCTGGCGGTCAATTGGCAGGAATGGGAAATCTGGGAAGAGCAGCCACCACTAGCGCTATAGAGTCAGGACTATCTGCAATTGGAGAGTCTGAGGCGCAGACAGGTAAAGAGTTTGTGGGTGACGTAACAAAAGGTACTGCTGCTGGCACCGTTATAGGGACAAGCGCAGAACTAATGTTAGGAAAATTTGGAAATTTAGGTCGCAAGTTAATAGACTTCACGCGAGCAAAGTTTGGTGGCGCAGATACCGCAGTACAAAAGGAACTGTTGAGGCTGTCTGAGTCTACTGGAAAGACTGTAGATGAGATTATTGCTGACGTAGCAGAGGGGCGCATTATTGCCGACAACATGACGCTAGGGAATGCTATAAAGGCTATGGTTAATGAAGGCGGTGTTACGCGGTCTGAGATACTAGCGGCAAGCGGAGAAAGAGCAGCCAGGACCAGAGGGCAGGCAATGGAAGAGCTGCGAGAAACCATGACTCCACAGCAAGGTGACCCCAACGTAATCAGGGCTAGGCAGCAAACTCAGGAGCAGTTAAAAGCAGAAGAAAGCGCCGCATACGGCCAGGCATTTGAAGGAGGGCAAAATGTTTCTGCGCAGGTTGCTGATGAAATGCTTAATATATTGCAAACTGTGCCTACGAGCCGTCAGGCATTAAAAGAAATTTACGAAGCAAGAAGCATTGTTCCGTTATTTAGAGAAATGGACGACGGTTCAATTCAGTTTACGCGAGCGCCAACTTTGGAAGATGCCGAGATACTGCGACGTAATGTTAAAGAACAGACAGGGGCCAGGTATAGAGCCGGTGAAGGCACTATGGGCGAGGCGCTAGGAGCAAAAGAAAAGTCTTTAAGGGGCGCAATTGATGTTGAGTCGCCAGATTTAGCCGCTGTTCGTGCAAGTTTTGCACAAAGAGCTGGTGCGCAAGAATTGTTTGAGTTAGGCCAAAAGCGTGGTTTGACTATGAACGTAGATGAGCTGCAAGTATTAGTTGAAAGTTTGCCACCAGAAAAGCTCGACGCTTTAAGAGCAGGCATGATGGATGCAATTAACAATAGGGCGCGACGGTCTGGAACAACGATTAGAGACCTAGCTAATGAAGACAGGCAGCTAGGGGCAGCCCTGAGAGTAGTATTACCGAAAGATCAATCTCAAAGCGTGTTACAATCCGTTGGAAGGGCTGCAGAAGCTGGCGAAATGAGCAAGTTTATACAGCCGCAGGCTGGCTCTCCCACGCAAGCATTGATGAAAGAATCTGAGCTTAGAGGCGCGGGCGTTTCTGCTGAAGATATGTTGAGAGGGTCTCAATTTGACCCTATGGCTTTGATTAGAATTATTAAGACAGCTATTCCGTCTGCGCAAGGCATGAGCGACCAGCAAATGACGCAGGTTGCGCGAGTTTTGTTTTCTGAAGACCCCAAGCTGGTCGAGGCCGCGTTAAAAGACAAGACAAAATTAAGCGCACTGCTTAAAAAGGCTGAAACTGTAGCCCAGGCATTGTCGGGTGGTGTTAGAATTGGCGCAGAGCAGCAGGCCGTAGAATACGCACAGGAGTAAGACGTGGAACTAAAACCATTAGAAGCAGATGACGTAGAAAACATTGCCCGCGAGGCTATCCTGGACGCTGTTGACTTTGTTGAGAGTGAAGTGGCTGAGGACCGTATTAAGGCCCAGCGCTACTATAACGGTGAGGTAGATATCGGTGAGGAAGAGGGCCGATCTAGCGTCGTGTCTACAAAGGTGCGTGACGCTATACGATCTATCAAGCCCAGCTTGCTGCGTGTATTCCTGTCTACTGATCGCCCGGTTGAGTTTGTCCCTACCGGACCAGAAGACATTAAGTTTGCCGAGCAGGCCACTAAGTACATCCAGTACAAGTTCCAGGAGCTGAACGGTTACGACGTGTTGAACGATGTATTCCATGATGCCCTGCTAAAGAAGACAGGCATTGTTAAGGTCTACTGGGATACATACGACGAGAGCGAGACTTACACTTTTAACAACCTGAACGACATGGAGTTTTCGACCATTGTTAACGAGCAGGACGTTGAGGTTATCGAGCACACCACAAAGATAGAGATTGAGCTGGATGAGTTTGGTGTAGAGGTAGAGATGCCCCGGCACGACCTCAAGGTCAGCAAGATCAGCGAGATGGGCGACCTATGTGTTGAGGCTGTACCGCCAGAAGAGTTTTTTATAGATCGTAACGCAAAGAGTATCGAGACTGCTTACGTTGTTGGCCACAGAACTGAGGTCCGAGTAAGTGACCTGGTGGCTATGGGGTATGACTACGATGTTGTATCCGAGATGTCTGGCCTAGGGCACTCTGACACATTCTCTGAGGTTGAGGACTACGAGCGCCGAGGGTATGAGCAGGACTATCAGTCAGAAAACCCTATGGACCCATCTATGCGTGTTGTAGCTCTGACCGAGCTGTACATGAAGATAGACACTAACGGCACTGGCGTTGCAGAGATGCAAAAAGTCGTACTAGGCGGCAGCGAGTATCAGTTACTAGGCTATGAGCCCTGGGGTGACCAGCCCTTTGCTGCGTTTGAGATAGACCCTGAGCCGCATACGTTCTATGGCAAGTCTATTGCTGACCTGCTGTTTGAAGACCAGGACGCAGCTACCATGATGATCCGTGGCGTGCTGGACAACGTGGCGCTGACTAACCACCCCCGCACCGAGGTTATTGATGGCGCGGTCAATATGGACGACATGCTGAACAATGAGATCGGCGGTATCGTTCGGGTGCGTCAGGGAGGCGCAATACAGCCCCTTTCAGTGCCATTTGTAGCCAATCAAACGCTAGCGGCTATCGAATACTATGACACGACTATTGAGCAGAAAGTAGGCATCTCAAAGGCCAGTTTAGGGCTTAATCCAGATGCGCTGCAGGCAACTACTGCAACTGCGGTCCAGGCTACTATGCAGGGAGCTGCAGGTCAGATTGAAGTCATGGCTCGCAACCTGGCAGAAGGCGGTGTTCGACACATGTTTAAGCTGATGCTGAAGCTGGTGATCGAGAACTGCGATGAAGAAAAGATTATGCGCATTAGTGGTGAGGACTATATCCCCGTCGATCCGCGATCCTGGAACAAGAAGATGGATACCTCTGTCAATGTTGGCCTGGGTACTGGTCGGGAAGATCAGCGTAATGCTGCCCTGACTCAAGCCCTGCAGATGCAGATGCAGATATTCCAGGCATACGGCCCAGGGAATGGCCTTGTGACGATGACACAGATACGCAATACCCTGGCAGACATGCTAGCGCTAAACGGCGTTAGAAACGCTGACAGGTACTTTACGCCGATGAATCCAGAGCAAGAGCAGGCGCTACTAGCACAACAGCAGCAAGGCCAGGAGCAGCAGCCACAAATGGACCAGGCAACCGCTTACCTCCAGGCAGAGCAGATGAAGGCCGAGGCTAAGTCTCAGACCGACATGGCGAAGCTGCAGATTGATGCGCAAAAGGCTATTGCTGCAGATGACCGAGAACGTGATAAGATGGACCAAGACCTCCTGGTTAACGCTGCGGAGATACTTGGCAAGTACGGTACAGCCGTAGACGTTGCCCAAATTAAGCAAATGCAGAACGTGCCACGATACCCGGCAGAGTCACCTGCACAAGCTGTAACTGGCGGTAGATTTTGAATATAAAAGACAAAGCGGCCAAGATACGGACGCTGAGTAATGACGACACCTATCAGGAAGTCATAAAAGAGATTCGGAATGCACAAGTAAGTGTATTTCTGAACGGCCAGTCTCAATTAGAGGCTATTAACGATGCGCATGATATAATCAGGGCGCTAGACAAGATCGAAGATTACTTCAACACTGTATTTGCAGACGAGGCAATATTCGATAAGAAAGAAAGAGGAACAGCACCGTGGAAACGACTGATACCGAAGTAGTAGAATTTGACGGCTCTATTGAGGGAGCCATTGCTAACATTATCGAACAGGATGAGCCTGCAGAAGAGCAAGAAGAGCTGCTTGAAAGCGAGCCTGAAGGTGAGAGTGAAGATGAGCAACCTGACGATGAATCCGATGAGGATGAGTCAGATGAGGAAACGGAAGATTCCGAGGACGACGAAGATACTGAAGATGCCGCCCAGGAGGGCCAGTCATTCACTGTTAAGGTAGACGGACAGGAAGTGGCTGTAACCCTAGATGAGCTCAAGCAAGGATACAGTGGTCAGAAGTACGTCCAAAGGGGTATGCAAGAAGCTGCAGCGCAGCGTAAGCAGGCCGAAGAGGTTTACAATGCCCTTTTAAGCGAGCGCCAGAACATTGCTCAGATGTATCAGCAGATACAGGCTGGTGGAGTTCAGCAAGCGCCACAACCGCCATCGCGTGAATTGTTTGACACCGACCCTATTGGGTACATGGATGCCAAGCTGAAATACGATGACGACGTGGCCGCATATAACGGTCAGATGCAACAGTTTGAGGCTGTGTCACAACAACAGTCCCAGGCGCAGCAGGCCGCTATGCAGGCTTACCTCCAGCAAGAAATGGAAACCCTGAAACAGCAGATTCCAGAGTTTTCGGACGACAAGAAGGCATCCGCAGTACGCGAAAAGATGCTGACTGTTGGTTCCGAGGTTTATGGATATCAGCCGGAAGAGATCGGTCAGATCATGGACCACCGCGCAATCAGAGTATTGCATGATGCCATGAAGTACCGTGAAATTATGAATGGGAAGAAAGCTGCTGAGGACAAAGCCAACCCTGCAAACCGCAGATCGCGGACAGTGAAGGCTGGGTCTAAACCTACACCGAGCAAGAAGAAGGCGTTGGAAAAGCGACGAACAAAACTTAAATCCACCGGGAGTATCGATGATGCTCTTGGATTAATCTTAAATACTTGAGGTAATACATCATGGCACAGCCATCAAACACTTTTGACACCTACGATAGCGTAGGCATCCGGGAAGACCTGCAGGACGTTATATATTCAATTAGCCCTGAAGAGACTCCTTTCTACTCAGCTTGTAAGAAAGTAAAAGCCAGCAACACTCTGCACGAGTGGCAGACTGATACTCTCCGTTCAAGCGCTGACAACAAGCACATCGAAGGCGACGACACTACTTCTGAAGCCCGTTCTGCTACTACTCGCCTGGGTAACTACACCCAAATCTTCAAAAATTCTGTGTCTATTCCTGACACTGATGAAGGCGTTAAGAAGGCAGGCCGCGCAGCAGAAATGGCGTACCAGACCCTGAAAATTGCTAAAGAGCAGAAGCTCGATATTGAAGCAGCTCTGTTTGCTAACAACGCTCGCGTTGCTGGTAACAGCACTACTGCTCGTGAGCTTGCTGGTGCTCCAGCTTGGTTGGTAACTAACACTACCAACGAAACTGGCAACTCTGGCGCTGATCCCACCGGCGACGGCACTGACGCTCGTACCGATGACGGCACTCCAGTTGCATTCTCTCAGGCGCGTTTCGACGCTACTATGCAGAGCATCTGGGCAGAGGGCGGCAAGCCTGACTCAGTTTACCTGTCTGCTTTCCAGATGAATGTTGCTCTGGGCTTTGCAGGTAACAACAACCAGCGTTCACAGGTCCAGGCCGGTGACGAGAAAGTTGTTAAGTCTCTGGCTGTATACGTTACTCCTTGGGGAACTGTTGAGTTTGTTCCTACTCGTGAGAACCGTAGCCGTGACGTGTTCATCATGCAGAACGACATGTGGGCAGTTGGTATGCTCCGTCCTACTAAGAATACTGCTCTGGCCAAGACTGGCGACTCAAGCCGTCGTCAGGTTCTGACTGAGCTGACTCTTATTTGTAAAAACGAGAAGGCGTCTGGTATCATTGCTGATAACACGACTTCCTAATCGATGTAGTACAGAAGGGGGGCTCCGGCCCCCTTTTTTTGGAGATTTTTATGGCAAAGCCAGCAAAAGGCAAAGCGAAGGTAAAAGTAACCGCATCTGGCAAGAAGGTATCCTATGGCCAGGCAGGTAAAGCTAAGTCAGGCGGCGCCAGGGTAAAGCCTGGAACCAGCAAGGGTGATAGTTATTGCGCCAGGTCTCTAGGCATCAAAAAGGGTCTGCCCAAATCTAAGCAGAACGACCCCAACACCCCCAATAATTTAAGCCGCAAGAGATGGAAGTGCTCTGGGGCTAAGTCGAGGAAGTGATATGAGTTTATACGCAAACATTCATAAGAAGCGAGCTCGCATAAAGAAACAGAAGGCTGCCGGCAAGAAGGTAGAGAAGATGCGCAAGCCTGGTACAAAAGGTGCGCCAACAGCCAAGGCTTTTAAGAAGGCCGCTAAAACTGCAAAGAGGAAATAGATATGCCAATGGTCAACGGTAAAAAGTACGCATACACAAAGTCAGGTATGGCCGCTGCAGCGAAAGCTAAGTCAGCCGCTAAAAAGAAGAAGGCTCCAGCTAAGAAGAGAGGCAAGAAGTAATGTTACTCAAGGAATCTGTAAAAGCTACCGACTCCGGGATCATCGTACAGAAGACGTATGACAACGATGTCCATATCGAGAAGGCTAGGATGCTGCGTGAGGCAGGTGTAGGCCAGACTGGTGAGAGCCGCCTGGTAGGCACTATCCCTATGCACATTGTCGCAGAGTGGATGAAGGAAGCCGGGCTATCCTGGGATGATAACGAGGCCAAAAAGGACGTTATTAAGCGCAAGATGCTGTCTGGCGACTTTGACAAGTTTAGGGTCTGGAAAGGAACATACTGATGCGCTATTTTAAGCTGTCAGACTTTGATTGCCAGGAGACCGGCAACAACGAGATGTCTGAGGAATTCCTATGGGCGCTCGACTCGCTGCGCCATGTTTGCGGGTTCCCGTTTATCATTACAAGTGGCTACCGCGACCCAGAAGGCCACAGTATTGAAAAAGCGAAATCTAAGCCGGGCACCCACGCACGCGGAATTGCCGCAGACATTAAGATCAACAATGGCAACGAGGCATACCAGATCATTAAGCACGCCCAGGAGATGGGGTTTAATGGTATAGGAGTCGCTAAGACGTTTATCCATGTAGACACAAGAGACTCAATGCCTGTCATCTGGTCATACTAAGGTTCCACGTAGAACATGCCCTGCCTAGTGCGGGGCTTTTTTTTGCCTGTTTGTTACTGAAAGTGTTGACGGAGTAGTCGTAAAGCTTTACAATGGCACCTCAATCAATAAAGAAAGGGCAACAAAATGGAAAATTACGAAGAACGTTTAGTAGAAGCACTAGCCAAACTAGAGATTCAAGCTAAGACTTGCAAGGCGGCAAAAAAGGCTTTGGGAGATATACAGGTAGCGTATCAAAATGTTTGGACTTGTGAAGATGAAGAAGGAACAGAAGAATACGACTATTTTATTGCCTGTTCTGTCTTGGGCTTTATTGATGAAAAAAAATTAAACGACGAGCCATATTATCGCGATATAGCCAATATTTAAGTGCAGATATTAATCTAACCGCCCCTTCGGGGGCATTTGCTGTAGGAGGCAATCATGGGAATAAATGATCTAAACGATCTGGAGCGCGGTGAGTACGACTGCGTTGTAGGTTATCAGGCCCTGGAAGGGCAATCAGAGGCTTACTAT